CCGCGGCAATCGCTTCGGAGGCGATCAGCTCATGCCAGTAAAAGGACCGCTGCACTTCGTCGATCGCGACATAAAGAAAAACGGCCAGCTTGCGGCCGGCCGCCGTGTCCGCCGAAGGGGTGAGCGTCGTGATGGGCGGTTGCCCGAGCAAACCCAGGGAAAGATTCGCCACATCGATGAGGGTTTCGGCTCTGCCTTGCATCTAAAAAAGTGGGAAATTGTTCATCAAGAAATCGTGAAAGAAAAAAAAAGGGACGGGCGAACTTAGCCGCCCGCCCCTGGAACCGATAAACCAAAGGGTTTACGCCGTGGTGATCGTGCCGTGAACCACTTGCAGGTCGTCGACCCGCTTGCAGTCGCAACTCTCGCAAATATATGCGATGTAGCTGAACCGCTGAGTCGGCGCCTCGTCCATGTGAGAGTTGAGCGCTTCGAACTCATTGAGAACAAGCGCTTCGCGAGTGAAGGCGAAGAACTTGTCGGCCGGAACCAACGGATGAACGATGAAGCTGATGCCGTAAATGTCCGGGAATTTGCCCGGGACAAATTTGCCTTCCTCATCGAACGCCTGTCTGTGGGCGAGGAAGTCCGCATCGGTGATCTTGTCATCGTTGTCGATGATGCCGCGCTTCGCCGTGGGCGAGATGAGGCAGAAGATCTGATCGGTGACATACTGGTCCTCGAACAGCTTCACGATATGAGTCATGTCCTTGCGGCCCATGTAGTCGTTTTGAGCCGAGTCGATAACCTGCCCTGCGGGCATGTTGTCCGTCTGCGGAGTGATTTCCGAAGTGTCGCCGTCCACGCGAGTGACCGAGGAGGCGGAAATCCCGTTCAAAACCAGCTGGTCCTGCTGCTTGAAGATTCCGCGCATTCCGTTGCGTACGGTCTTATTTTGCGGATCGACGATCTCTAGGATTTTCTCGCTGCGGTCGAAGCTGTGGCCCCACTCGATGAGCTTGGGCTGCGCGAGCGTCCGCTGGCGGTTGATGTCGTTGTGCGGCGTGAAGATTTGATTGAACTTCTCAAGCGTCTTCGTGGCTTCCGCCTCATACGTCTTGCGAGTCTTCTTGTCGGCTTTGAGGTCCTGAATCGTCAGATCCTCGCCCGCGCCTGCGGAATCGAGATAGACGACGGAACCTTGCTTGTTGTCGCGCTCGCAAAGTTCCCGGAGGACGGAGCGGTTGGGGGCACCAGCCAGATCATTGACGTTGTCACAGAACTGCTGGTAATAGTGGGTCATGTCCGGATTCGGCATGGTAAATATCTCCTTTTGTTGTGGATTGAAACGTGGGTTGAATCATCCGGCTCGGTTGTCCGCATTTCGCGGGGCTCGCCTTGCGTAGGTCGCCACCCTTTGGTCGAGCGGGGCGGAGATAATCCGGTTGTCCTCTCTGCGGGTATATATGCCGCCCAAAAAAAGCGCCCCTGCCTGGAAGTGACAGGGGCGCTTACGTGAACCCGTGGAACCGGTGGAAAAGTCTCAAAGTCGCTTGCGTAGCTCGACGGCCCGTTCGACCAACTTCCGGTGCTCAGGATGCGTCTTGTCCGTCCATGCGGGGTTTTCCTTCAGCGACGCAAGTTCGTCCGAAGCGCTCATGTTTCCGCCTCCGCTGTCGATCCCGTCCTCTCGCGTCGACCGGGACACTTCGTGCAGCATCTTGATGACCCCGAGCTGGTTGATCATCCCGGTCTCCTTCATCGCTTCGATCACGCCGTATTTCTCGGCGACGGCCCGGGCTTCCTTGATGTTGTCATCATACTTCTCGCCCCATTCTTTCCGGAGCGAATCCTCCGTCTCCTTGGCGATCTCGGCCTGGTGGTTTTGAAAATCCTCGTTCATGCGGGTGATTTCCTCCGCATACAGGTCCATCGCCTGCGAGACCTGAGCATCGCTCAGTCCGGCCTCATGCAGCTTACCGAGACGATCCTGAAAGATTTCTTGATCGACCTCCATGCCTTCCGGAGGCTTCCAGGAATATTTGTCCGGACTTTCCGGGACGCCGACAGCTTCGCGGAACGCGGCCTTTTCTTCTTCGCTCGCATCTTCGCCGGGCACTTTGACCATGCCCTCGGTCGCGTTGCCGAGCTTCTTGCGGGCTTCATAGCCGCTTTTCACCGCTTCTTCGGCGCTCTTGAATCGGCTGAGGTAATCGGACATCCCATCCGTATTCACCACGTCTTCGGAGAATCCGGCGTCGACATACCAGGGGTTGGCTCCGCCATCGCCGCCGCCATCGCCGCCGTCGGAACCGTCAGCGCCGTCATTAGGTCCGCCATCACCGCCTCCGCCGTCAGCGCCGTCGCCGGCTTGTTCGCGCAAAAAGACTCGTATCCACTTATTTTTCATCTTCTGATCCTTGGATTAGGTATTTGTCGTGTTTTTCGTGCAGCCAATTGGCCACGTGCTGTTTTCCTTGGTTGAAATTATTCTGCCGCTCGCAACCCGGAGCGAATACCGTTCGCCGATAGCCGCATTCCCGGTCGATGGCCTCCAGCAGTTCCTTGCCTTCGGGCAGTCGGCTGACTTGCTCGACCAGGCGACCGAGATTCGCGGAGCGCAGCCCGGTTCTGGTTTGCTCGGGCATTAGAGCCCTCCTCCTTTCGCCAGCTCATCGATGGGCGAACCGTCCTCTGGGCGCTTGCCGGGGTCGATCTTGCCGACGTGCTGGGCGATTGCCTCTTGCTGCTTGGCCTGCGCCATAGCCTCGGCATCCGCCTGGTCCATTTTTCGGCGGTCGTTTTTCGTCGGAATCAAATCCATGTTCACGTTCCGGCGCTCGAGAATATTGATCGCCCCTTCCTCGGCCTTGAAGACTCGGGAAAATTGCGGATTCTCGGCATCCATCGCCAGAAGCGTGGAAGCTTCCTGGGCGGCCCGGAGCATTTGGTTGACCTCGATTGCCGCCAGCTTCGAATCCACTCGGGACGTGTAAACGATCCGGAAGCCTTCGCCGGCCAAATTCGGGGGAGGGGGATCGATCACCTCGGATTCGATCAGAAGATCCACGACCCGCTCGATCATCGGAGCGAAGCACTCGCTTTGCAGGCGGGACACCATAGGCCCGATACTCGAGAGCTTTTCCTCGGAGAGTTCATCGACTTCCCGGGCGGTCTTTTCCTGATCGTAGCGGGCGGAGACCGCAAGAAACACATCAATAAAGAACTGCCGGTTGACCCGTTGTTCCAGTTGTGTGATCCGGTTGAAAAGCGCGCCCGGGTTGCCGTTGGTCTTGAGTTGAAAGGGTACGCCTAGTTGCGGATCGAAGTAATTCATCGCTCGGGGAGCCATTTCAGAGGTTTCCACCGCCTCTTCGTCCGGGAACCAGACGGGTGGCCATGCCTCCATCTCGTAAGCGTCCATGAAATCCGCTTCCGCTTTGTTCAGCTCGCGAATCGCGGGCAATGCCAGATGCCCGGAGCCATAGCCATATGGGAAGTCACGAACCTTGATAAAGCGAGGGCAGGCAAACGGGAAAGTGCGGAACCCGCCCTGCTCGATCACCTTCTTGTCTTTCCGATGAACGTGCAGCGAACGGTATTTCATCGATCCGCTGTCCCGGCGTTCCGGGTTGTAATTCGGATTCGGCGAGACCTGATGGATAAAATCGTGCTTCTCGCCCTGCTTGGCCGGGTCGCCGTAGCAATCGATCACAGATTTTGGCAACTTGTCCCGCCCGTATCGCTCGACGGCTTGTTCCGCCGTGTATCGGATTAGCCTTGTCACGCCGTTCACGCGGCCGCGCGCGTCTTCGGTCAGGTAAATGTTTCCGCAAATCGGATGATTGCGAAACATAAGTTCGCCCCGTTCTTGGTCCCAATCGGTCGAAATCGATCCGGTCCCGTAGGTTCCGTAAAGCGTGCACATCTCGCCAAACGCTTCCGCGAAATTGCTGTTCTGAATCGCCTTGAGTGCTTTTTTCCCGGCTTTGTCCAGCCATTCCTTCGTCTCGCGGTCCGTATCCGCGTCCGAATCGCTACGCGCCCGGATCGTGAACCACTGGTCCCCGGTCTGCACCAGGTGCGAGAACAAATGTCCGCCCAGCAGAATCGCCGCATCCGTCGGAGCCGAAGACGCAGGACGGTCCGGGGTTTCGTCGCCTCTGGTCCGCTCATTCTGATTCTCATACTCGGGAAGGACATAGAACGTGATGTCATCCAGCCGGGAATCAAAGGTCCCCCTCGCGGATTTAAGCGCATCATAGCCCGAGACAACTTTATCGCCTAGTTCGTCCATCAGACTCCGAGAACGGTTTTATACCCGGCGGCGTTGCGCGAACTCCGCACGGTCTGGTTACGCCCCTGCATTGCGGCCAGCCTCCGGCGCTCCGCGTCTCCCGCCTGCTTTACGTCCTCGTCTTCCGGGGTCGTTTTTGGCGCAGCCTTTGGCGGCGGTTTGAGTTTCGGTACACTGCCTCCCATGCCCATAATATTTTCGAAAATCGTCGGAATTGAAAAAGTCGAGCCATCCGCCGGACTGCGGGCCGCTCCGGTGGTATATATGCCGCCACCAACCGGACCCCTTCACGCTCCGCGATTTCGAGAAATTCACGCCATCCCGAAAGGAAAATGTTTGGCGGTAGCACCCGCCGGCCTCCGAAGTGAAACACCCATCGGCCTCTGCCCTGATCGGTTGCGGCGAGATAGCCGACAAGGCGTTCACCGTGCCAGACCAGCCAGAACCGAGCGTTGGCTGCGATCCACTCGGACTTGCTTTGCAGGCTTTCACCTTTCGCCCACCGAAACAAATCCAGTTCCGGCCATTCCTGTTGCATCTGCTCCAGCGCCCAAAGAATCACGCGCGAATCCCCGGACTGATGCAGCTTCACCGCCATGTCCGCAAGTTGCTTTTCGCCCGGCGTGACTTCGGCCGTTTCCCTGCCATTATGCTTCGCTGCGGAGCCATTTCTCCGAGCGCCCAATACCGGGCCGCGTCAACCAGGTGGTTGTCCCGGTCAATCGGACGATCCAGATACTCGCCCGCCGCGTTCTTGTCCCAGGTGTAGCTCTCGAACTCCCGCTGCATGTTCTGGCTATTTCGGTGGATCATTATCGGGTAGGTGCGCAGGCGGTCGATCCCCGCGAGGATTGAATCCGAACGTTTGATCGTAGGCACAATCTTGAATCCCGACTTCTGGAGTGCCCGGTTGATCTCCGGCCGTGCGCTTTCCGCATGGATTCGCGCGTGCTCCGGGATCCCCATTTCCCGCAACGCGCCCTCAATGCTGGGTGTTTCCGGGTCGAGCGCGTTCGCCTGGGCGACCAGCTCTTTTTCGTAGAGTCTTTCCCGAAGATAAAGCCGGTCCTGAAACAGCGCACACTCCGCGACGGCCGTGGGATCCAGCGAAAAACCATAGTCGATCCCGAACCCCCACCGCTGGCACAGCATCGGGTCCGGCCAATCGTCAGTGATGTCCCACAGCTTGAAAATCGCCCCTTCGCGCCGGCCGCGTCGGCCCAGACCATAGACGGACCAGCCCCATTCGTCCGCCGTGCCCGCGGCTATGTTCTCCGGCGTCGGCTCCATGCCCTCGATCTCCAGCCGGGCTTTCTCCGGGAGCATCGGATTGTCCCGGAATGTCGAGTGGATATGCGCGCAGTCCGTCCGGGGCATGATTCGGTCGAAAATCCAGTGGTAATTCAGCGACGGATTGAAGTCATAGATCATCTCCTCACTCGTCCGCAGGGAGATTTGCCGGTGCGCTTCCCAACTGATCTCCATCACCTCGTTTCCCCAGGAGATTTCGCGCCGGGGCCCGTGCAATTTGGCCGGCGTGTTCGTGCCCCGAAATTGCCAGATCGATCCATTCGGGAATTTATATTCCATGTTCGATCCATTCCAATTCGCCTGCTTCCAGAGCCCGAACTGTTCGGCCATCACAATTTGAAAATCCAGGATAATCGAATCCCGGCACGTTGCCTGATCGTTTCGATAGGCCGTGATACGCCGCTTGCCGCTCATCGCTTTCTCGATCAGATATTGGATGATCGAAAAGGTCTTGCCCGAGCCGGAAGACCCTTCAAGGACCTTGTAAAAGTTCCCCGCCGCGTCCGCTTTTTTTAGGCTGACGTAATTTTTGGTTACGGGAATATCAGGCATCTGGTTTTTAATATCGGACAGCTGTCGTATAATCCCCGTTCTGTGAAATAATCTCATTCACCTCATTGGCGATACTTTGCATTTCTGACAAAGAAACCGAATCGTCAAAACTGTAAACGATCCCCCCTACGTTTTCCTCAACACCTTCGACGCAAATCAGGAATCGAATGCAACCGTGATGAATCGCAGGCTTAACCCTTGTTACTTTAGCCTTGCGGCAGTTATCGACTGCCCGCGACACAGAACCAGACGGTTCGAGACAATTCGTTCGTTCCTCACTCATGCTCGACCTTTCCGTTCTCCAATGAATCCAAATAAGCTTGTTCTACGGGTTGCCAATTACCGCTCGGGTATCGGTCTTTATGGCGATCCCGAAAGTCTTGCCATGCTTGCTTGC